AACGAGAAGGTCACCAAGGCGCTGCGCCTGTTGTCCCTGATCCACCCAGAGCTGGCCACTGACCAGGAGGCGAAGTTCGCATTCACCTGGGCGCTGGCAGCCACATCGAACGGCTTGAAGGTAGACAAAAACTTCGAGCTGGCCGAGGTCGCGTACCGTTACTACAAAGAGAACGGTGTCATGCCCACCAACATCAAGGCAGGCACGGCGCAGGCAGCAATCAACGCAGCCATGAAGCTCTTCAATAACCTGGTGGCCAGAGACGGCATGCAGGCGGTCGAGCAGTTCATGACAACCATGCACAAGGCCAAAGACGTTGAGGCATACACTGGCTTCAAGGTTTCTGGCGAAAGCCCTGCGACTATGGTCTACGGCGCAGCTGCGATCGGGCCAAAGATCGGCAACGGTTTTTTTGCCAACCTGTACGGACATTTTGAGCAGCTGACGATGGATCGCTGGTTGATGCGTACCTGGGGCCGATGGACTGGCACCCTGGTGGAAGTCAACGAAAAGCAGATCAAAGCCAAACGCGATCAGCTCAAATCCCTGATCAAAGCTCTGGACAAGGATCAGAAAAAAGCTTTCGAGGCGATCATCAAAACCAAGCTGACGCTGGGCAACATCGATGCTGTCGGCAACGCCATTAAGAAGGCGAGCGCCAAGCCAGACAACCGCGTTCTGATGAATGAGATCGGCCCGGCTGATGACACTATCTTTGAAACCCTGGTCGATATTTTTGGCGAGCCGAAAGGCAACGAGAAGCGTGTCGGCCTGGGCGATCAAATGCGTAAGGTCGGCAACTCCCTGGCTGGGTATCTTGATGGTCAGAAGGAAGCCCCCAGTGGTGCAGTCGAGCGGCAGAACATTCGAAAAGTGTTTCAGCAAGCGTTGACGTTATTGCAACAAGACCAGCCTTCCCTTACAATGGCAGATCTGCAGGCGCTTCTTTGGTATCCAGAGAAACGCTTGTATGACGCTGCGAAAACGAAGGATGACCAGGCTGACACAGGCTACGAAGATGACGCTGCGCCAGACTATGCCAACGCGGCTGCGGCCCTGGCAAAGGAGCTGGGCGTCTCTGAGGACTTGATCAACCAAACTATCCAGGAGGTAGACAATGAGTTACGAACCGACACTATCAGCACAGGAGATACACAACCTGGAGCTGGAGAATTATTTCAACGAGGACGAGACGGAGGAGGCAGCTACTCAGGCGGAAGCCTTGCGCCGCTTGAGGGCGCGCCGCGCATCGATGGGGCAACTGGCCCCGACCTCCGACTTGTCGCAGTCGCCGAGCGATATGCAGCAGCCAATGGCATCGACCTCAGAAGACAATCTGAATTTGCCAGAATAGATGTTGCTCGGGCGCAGCGTATCGCCCAGGCATATGAGGAGATGCAGCACGACCCGCTGAACCCAGCGGTCGCTGAAGCATATCAAAACCTCATCAACCAAACGATGGCTCAGTACCAGGCTTTGGTTGAGGCTGGATACGAATTCTTCTTCTTTGACGAAACCAACGACCCGTATGCGGGTAATCCCTGGAACGCCATGCGCGATCTTCGGGCCAACCAGCGCATGGGCGTGTACTCGACAGAAGCTGGCTTTGGATCAGGCGATACAGCTGGCACCGTAGACCAGAACGTGCAGGACAACCCGCTCCTGGCCGACACAGGCCTGGTGTGGATGATGAACGGCGAGCCAAAGCGCGTCCTGGCAAACGATCTGTTCCGAGCTGTTCACGATGCTTTTGGCCACGGCCTGGAGGGCGCAGGGTTCCGCGCACGGGGCGAAGAGAATGCCTGGCAGGCGCACATCCGTCTTTACACAGGATCTGCCCAGGGCGCGATCACAAGCGAGACACGCGGCCAAAACAGCTGGCTCAACTTTGGCCCGTTTGGCGAAAAGAACCAGACCGCCCAGGTTATCGACACAATATTTGCAGATCAAAAGACCGGCTTGATGCCCGAGTTCACATGGCAAGAAGGCCGTGTCCCTGATCAGGCATTGGTTGAAGATGAGGATCTGCGCCAGCAAAGCGAGCAAGCATCTGCAGAACAGGCACAGGCTCGAGGCGCTCAGTTCGAGCAGCCAGCTCGCGGGGCGTTTAACCCAAGCAAGCTGACAACCATGATCAACCAGGGCGCGGACTATTCCACGTTCCTGCACGAAACAGCTCACTTCTTCCTGACGGTCTACGCTGACATGGCCACGCTGCCAGAGGCCACGCCTCAGATGAAGCAGGACATGCAGACAATCCTGGATTTCTTTGGCGTCAAAGACATCGAGACCTGGAACGCAATGAGCCTGGAAGAGCAGCGCAAATACCATGAGGCGTTTGCGTACAACTACGAGATCTATTTGTTCGAAGGCAAAGCGCCGAACACCGCCATGCAGGGCATGTTCACCAAGTTCACCCGCTGGCTGACCCAGGTCTACAAATCGATCCGTGATGAGCTGAACGCCTTGTACCGCCAGGAGAACGGCACTGACCTGCCAATCCTGACTGATGAGATCCGCAGCGTCATGGATCGCATGGTGGCCAGTGAAGAGCAGATCACCCAGGCAGAAGCCGTCCGCAACATGCAGCCGATGTTCCAAACCCAGGAGCAGAGCGGCATGGATGACGCAACCTGGGCCGCCTATCAGGAAATGATCGAAGAGGCACACGATACCGCTGTGATCGATCTGCAGCGCGCCAGCGTGCGCCAGGTCAAGTGGCTGAATAACGCCCGCAGCCGACTGATCAAAGAGCTGCAGAAAGAAGCTGAGACAAAACGCAAAGCAACCAGGGCAGCTGTCAGCGAAGAAGTGTTGAACGAGCCAGTCTACCGCCTGATGGAATTTATCAAGCGCGGCATGATTGACGGTAAGCCATCCGAGTTCTCAGGCAAGCTATCGATCCAGGAGATCGAAGCCATGTACGGCAAAGGCGAAATGCTCGACAGTATTCGCAAGACGTTTGGATATGGCAAATACGGCATGCTGGGCAAAGAAAACGGCATGCACCCAGAGCAAGTGGCCGAGATGTTCGGATACCCGAGCGGCTATGCAATGGTGCAGGCACTGCTAAACGTGCGCCCAATGAAAGAAGAAATCGATTTACGCACCGACAAGCGAATGATGGAAGAGAACGCCGACATGATGGATCAGAAGTCCATCGATGCCAAAGTAGAAGAGGCGCTGCACAACGAGGCGCGCGCTCGCTTCATCGGCGCAGAGCTTCGGTTTATGACCAAGGCAACAACGCCAGTTCGCGCAATGACCGCCGCGGCCAAGCAAGTGGCGCAGCAAATCCTGGGCGAGAAAACGATCAAGTCGATCAAGCCTCACGAATTTACCCAGGCCGAGGCCCGAGCATCTAAGGCAGCCAACAAAGCTTCCAAGGACGGTGACCCCAAAGCTGCAGCCAAAGCCAAGCAGAACCAACTGGTGCAAAACCAGCTGGCAAAAGAAGCCCTGGCGTCAAAGCAAGAGGTGGCCAAAGCCCTGGAGTTTTTCAGGAAGGTGTTCAAAGCAGACAAGTCTCTGGCCAAATCGCGGAACATGGATTTGATCAATGCCGCGCGCGCCATCTTGGCTGCCTACAACCTCGGCAAATCAGATGTTGCGCCAGCTCAATACATCGAGAAGATCAAAGCATACGACCCAGATCTGTACACGCAGCTCGAGCCGCTGATCATCGATGCGTCATCTGGGGGTAAACCCTACCAGCTGATGACCATGAATGAGTTTCGCAGCATGCGCGACATGATTGAAGCTTTGTGGTTCCAGGCCAAGCGTGAGAAGCAGATCATGATTGATGGCCAGGCTATGCAGCTCGACCAGGTGGTCACTGAGCTGAAGACGCGCCTGGATGAAATCGGCCTGCCTGAAACGCAGCCTGGTGAGCTTGAGGCCGCATCGGCAACAGAGCGTCTGGCTCGGGGCTTTAACACTGGCAAGGCTTTGCTGCGCCGCGTTGAGCATTGGGCAAACGCAACTGATGGTGCAGCTGGTACTGGCGCATTTACCAAATACATTTGGCGTCCCGTGCGTGATGCGATCTCTCAATACAGAACCCAGCGCAATGAGTTCGTGAAGCGTTATGCGGAGCTGGTCGGCAAGCTTGATCTGCCAGCCGTGAAGCTCACATCGAACGAGCTTGGCTACACATTCGGCAGCGCTAATGGCGGCCTGGGCAAAGCAGAGCTGCTCGGGGCAATGCTGCACACAGGCAACCCAAGCAACTACCGCAAGCTGCTGCTCGGTGGCCGCGGGCCTGGTAAGGCCTGGGGTAAGCTGAACGAAGACGGCACCCTGGACACATCAAGCTGGGATGCATTCATTAATCGCATGATCAGCGAAGGCATATTGACCAAGGCTGACTTTGACTTCCTGCAGGCGGTTTGGGATCTGAACGAAGAGATGAAGCCGATCGCGCAGAAAGCGCACAAGGACATCTTCGGCTACTACTTCAACGAAGTGGAAGCGCAGCCCGTCAACACGCCGTTTGGCGTTTATCGTGGCGGCTATGTCCCAGCAAAGGTCGATCCGTTCCTGGTCGGCGATGCGACACGCAACCAAAAGATGGAAGAGCTGGAGGCGGATTTCCGCCAGTCTATGCCGTCAACGGGTATGGGCTTTACCAAGAGCCGTGTTGATTACAACAAGCCGTTAGATCTTGATGTTCGCAAGATGACCGCGCACATCGATAGCGTGCTGCGCTTTGCCTACATCCAGCCAGCAATCAAGGACGTTTTGAAAATCCTCAAGAACAAGGATTTCTCAGACACCCTGAACGCGATCGATCCAGGTGCAATCGAGCATATGCTTCTGCCCTGGTTGAACCGTGCAGCGCGCCAGCAGACATCTACGCCTGGCATGTACAAAGGCATGGATAGGTTCTGGCAAGGCGTGCGAAACCGCACAGGCATCTCGATCATGTTCGCCAACATCAGCAACGCATTGCAGCAGGTCACTGGTTACTTCCCCGCACTTTTGCTGGTCAACAAGACCTACGTCAAAAGCGCAATGTGGGACTACATGAAGCGACCACACCAAACAGCAGATGAGGTTGCAGCTCTGTCGCCGTTTATGGCCGATCGCATGCAAAGCCAAATCTTTGACATCCAGGAAACGCTTAACGATTTGCTGCTAAACCCAAGCAAGTATCAGAAGGTCGCGAAGTGGACGCAGAGGCATGGCTATTTCTTGCAGCAGGCATTCCAGAACCAGGTCGATGTTGTTGTTTGGACAGCCACATACAACCAGACCCTGGCGGAATTGGGCGCTGACGTTAGCAACGCCAAGGCACAAAAAGAAGCTGTGGCAAAAGCAGACGCCAACGTTCGCCTATCTCAGGACAGCCTGGCAGCAGAAGACATTGCCGCGTTCCAGGTTGGCAGCCCGTTTTACAAGACGCTGATCCAGTTCACCGGCTACTTCAACATGCTCGCAAACCTGAATGCCAGCGAGTACACCAAGATCTTCCGAGACCTTGGTTGGCGCGGCAACAAGGGCAAGCTGTTCATGACGTATCTGCTGGGCTTCGGCCTGCCGATGCTGATGGCTGATGCCATTGTCCGCACCCTTGGCGGCGAATGGGATGATGAGGACGATGATGGTTACATCGATGAGTTCGCAGAGTTCTTCTTTGGATCACAGCTGCGCGGCGCTGTTGCGATGGTTCCATTCGGCAGCTCGCTGCTGGTTCCGCTTAACTCGCTCAACGACAAGCCATATGATGACCGTATGTCAACAAGCCCATCGGTATCAACCCTCGAGGCAATCGCTGTCGGCCTGCCGCGCACGGTTATCAACATTGTTGATGAGGATAGAGAGGTCACGGGCAAGAACGTGAGAGATGTTTTGACGGCTTTGTCCATTGCGACAGGCATCCCGTTCACAGTCCTTGGCCGCCCTGCTGGATACGCCATAGACGTAGAGCGCGGAGTGATAGATCCTACAAGCGAAGCCGATTACATCAGAGGCCTGGTGACAGGCAAGGCAAGCGAGGGTACTCGATGATGAAGGTATCCGTATCAAATAAACCTCGCTGTAATCTAACACTAACATATCAGGAGTTCCGACCATGACGATCAGTTCGACATTGAGGAAAGCTGGGCCATACATCGGTAGCGGCGCGGCTGCTACATTTCCATTTTCCTTCAAGGTCTTCACAACTGCAGATCTGGAAGTGGTGCAGCTCGAGCTATCTACAAACATTGAAACAGTTCTTGCGCTCACAACAGATTACACAGCTGTCCTAAACGCAGACCAAAACAGCAATCCTGGCGGCAGCATTACGCTGATCGCAGGAAACCTGGCGACCGGCTACAACCTGATCATCACATCGGACGTTGAACCTCTTCAAGAAACCGACCTGACAAACCAGGGTGGCTTTTATCCAGAAGTAATTAACGATGCCCTGGATAAGGCTGTCATTCAGATCCAGCAGCTCGAAGAAAAAGTTGCCCGCTCGGCCAAGCTGCCTATTACCAGCGCCGAAGACGCGGACAGCCTGGTGGCTGACATTGTTCGTATTGCTGACAGTGCGGACAACCTAGACACTGTGGCAACCAACATCGTTGACGTTAACACAACAGCTGACGATATTGCCAACGTCAACACCGTTGCTGGCTCGATTGCCAACGTCAACACTACTGCTGGCAGTATCGCAAACGTCAACACGGTCGCCGGAGACATCGCCGCGGTGAACACCGTTGCTGCAGACTTGAACGAGCCTGTCAGTGAAATAGAAGTGGTCGCGAACGCAATCACAAACGTCAACACGGTTGGCACCAATATCAGTGACGTAAACACCGTTGCCACCAATGTGGCCGATGTAAGCACGGTGGCCGATGACATCTCGAATGTGAACACGGTTGGCGGCGCTATTGCCAACGTGAACATCACAGCTGCCAATATTGCAGATGTGACCACTGTGGCCACAGATTTGAATGAGCCTGTCTCTGAGATCGAGACTGTGGCTGGCAGCATCGCCAACGTGAACACAGTGGGCGACAACATCGCCAACGTAAATACGGTCGCCACAAACGATACAAACGTGACGGCTGTCGCGACTGATATTGCCAACGTCAATACGGTGGCTACTGACATCGCCAACGTCAACACTGTGGCGGCAAGCCAGACTGACGTAAACACGGTTGCGGCAAACATCGCATCGGTCAACACGGCTGCATCGGACATCGCGGACATCATCAAGGTGGCTGACGATCTGAACGAAGCTGTGTCTGAGATCGAGGTGGTTGCAAACAACATCACCACCATCGACACGGTTGGCACCGACATTGCAAACATCAATACGGTTGCAACAAACATCACCAACGTAAACACCGTGGCAGGCATCGATGGCGATGTGACCTCTGTGTCAGGCATCGCAGCCAACGTGACAACCGTTGCTGGAATTGATGCAAACGTAACGACTGTCGCAGGCATCAGCGCAGATGTAAGCTCTGTTGCAGCTATCAACGCCAATGTGACCACTGTTGCAGGCATCGATACCGATGTGACGGCTGTGGCCGGTGTGGCGTCTGACATCCCGACAGTGGCTGCAAACGTCTCGGACATCACAAACTTTGCCGATGTGTACCAAGGCCCGAAAGCTACAGCGCCAAGCTTGCGCAACGATGGTGGCGCGCTTCAGATCGGTGACCTGTATTTCAACACCGTATCCAACGCCATGTTCGTGTACGCAAGCACCGGCTGGGTGCCTGCTGGCTCAAGCGTGAACGGCACAAGCCGCCGCTTCCGCTACATCGCCACTGCTGCACAGACAACCTTCACAGGCTCTGACAGCAACGGAAACACCCTGACCTACGATGCAGGCTTCGTTGATGTGTACCTCAACGGCGTGCGTTTAGACCAGACCGACTACACCGCGACAAGCGGCACCAGCATCGTGCTGGCGTCTGGCGCTGCGCTTAACGACGAATTGAATGTGGTCGCATTCGGCACATTCAGCGTGGCCAACATCGATGGCGTTGACATCATCAACGGCACCGTCAGCGCAAACAAACTTGCCGCAGGTGCCGCTGTGTCCAACATCGGTTACACGCCAGTCAACAAGGCTGGCGATACGATGACGGGGGCGCTTACTTTTAACGCGGGTTCTGCAAACCTTCAGGTAAGACACGACGGCACCAATGCAATAATTGACAACTATGGGACAAATGCAAACACCCTATTCTATCTTGGCGGGTCAAATACTACTGGAATTTATCGCTTCCATAGGTCTAGCGACGATAATCCGGCGGTTGACATCGACTCCGCAGGCCGTGTCACGATGCCGTATCAGCCTGCGTTTCACGCAATGGGAGACGGCGGACCATTAAACCAAGATTTGCGCTTCACGCAAACCAGAGTAAATATTGGCTCCCATTACAACACCTCAAATGGGCGTTTTACAGCCCCGGTGTCTGGGACATATTTGTTTTGGTGGGGTTCTGTAAAAGACGCCACCTCCGGTGGCGCAAGGATGACATTTAGAGTAAATGGCTCTGCATTAGCCAACGGACAGTTTTCTGGAGACGGCGCGTTCAATTCTGGCTCTGGCATGACACTAGTCACACTTAACGCAAACGACTATGTTACGGCTTTTTATGACACAACCGGCCACAGCATACAGCCTGCGTATGGCGGTTTCTGCGGCTACTTAATCGGCTAACTGAAAGGAAAAAATCATGAACTACACAATTACTCTCTCAGCAGCCGAAGACAAAGCACTGTCCTACGCTGCACTATCACAACAAGACTGGATTGACAACGCTGTGCATGAGCGTTGCCGCATCGCTATCGATGAGATCGTTGGTATCTTTGTCCAGTATTGCTTGGACAACAACATGGCAATGCCGACCTCGCGCGAAGAGATGGTCGAGGCTGCTTTCGACATGGAAATAGTCAAGACCGCTGCAGATCGCCAGGCGCAAGCTGAAGCCGAAGCAGCCGCACGCTTGGCACAGGAAGCTGGAGGCGAATAATGTCTAACGCACGAAACCTGGCCAACCTGCTAGGCACTGACACGCAGATCCAGTCTGCTGACATTGCCGATGAGGCAGTGACTATTGGCAAACTCAACGACAACGCAACGCAGTTGTTTGGCATGCGCAACCTGATTATCAATGGCGCTATGCAGGTCTGGCAACGGGGTACATCAATAAATGGCGGAAGCATTGGAGGATTTGTTCGGCTGGCTGACCGTTTTTGGTTGTATGGCCCTACCACCACATCAGGCACTGTTAGTCAATCCACAGATGTACCATCTAACCAAGGGCTTTCATACTCAATACATAACGACACCGACAATGCTTGTAGCATAGGCGCAAATGTTGAATTACCAAATACTGGTGATGCAGGAATATTTTACTCAGGGCAGAATTTAATTTTGTCTCTTTGGGTAAAAGGAACTTCATCCATAGCCACAACAATTTTTTACTCTTTTAGGGATAACGCTGGCGGTACTGGAAGCATTGTTGCGGCGACAAATGGCACACTAAATATAACAACCGAATGGAATCGTGTTGAAATACCCTTAACAATTACAGCAACCCCAAATGCAAACAATAGAGCCTTTCAGCTTGAGTTTAGTATGCCAGCTGGGTTGAAAGTCACAGGCGTCCAACTAGAAGTCGGCGACACCGCCACGCCTTTCGAGCATCGCAGCTACGGGCAGGAGTTGGCGTTGTGTCAGAGGTATTATGTAGTTTTAGATAATTGTCAGGGAGGTGGTAGCGCACAAGGCCGCGGCACTGGATACTCTAGATATTATGGTCATAGCTGGACATTGCCTGTTGAGATGAGGACTGACCCAGACATTCTACAAAACATAGGCATTATCAGTGACCATACTGGGGTTCGGACTTTTAGTGCTACTACTAATCAATATCGTGCGGAACATGGAAATACATCTGCGCTGTATTCCTATTGGGAGGGAGATGTCAAGTTGGAGGCTGAGTTATGAATGCAACAGTTAATATTACCAATGCAAGATATGTTCAAAAAACAGTCGATACATCTGACGGAACTATCCAATATGATGGTGTCAATTACGCTATTATCGCTGAGTTTGACGGTGTTGAAATTCAGGTTCCAATAAATTTAAAAAGTTACAGATACGCAGAAATCATGCGTCAGGTTGAGGCGGGTGAGCTTGTGATCCAAGAGGCTGATGAGGGCAACGCGCCGCTGCCTGCGGATGAACCTGTTCAACCAGAAGAGTAACGGAGCTGGAAATGTCTGAGCAGGAAATGCACCTGACAAAAAGCGATAACGCGCATATCGACAAACGCTTCGATGAGATCATGGCAGAGCTGCGCAAGATCAATGGTGCGTTTCCGCGTGATGCTGATGGCGAAGTTGATCACGAAGGCCACCGTAAGTATCACGAAAGCTTGATCCGAGCTGCTGAAGCTCAAGAACAATTTTGGCGCGACATCCGCATGGACGTTGCCAAAAAAGGCGTGTGGGCCGCGATCATTATCGTGCTGGGCCTGCTAGTTGTTGGAGTTCAGATCAAGCTTGGTTTGTCTTCTGGTGGTGTGACCGGTGGCCCGTAATGATTGCAGAGCTGGCGGCGGCCAACGCAGCATACGCTGTAATTAAGACCTGCCTCCAAAACACTGGAGAGCTTGCCTCTGCTGGCCAGGCTCTTGTCTCATATTTCGATAATAAAAACGCGCTGCAAAAAAAGGCCAACAGTAAAGGTGGCGGCAGTGACCTTCAGGAATTCATGGCGCTTGAGCAGCTCAAGCAACAAGAAGAAGAGCTGAAGCAAATGATGATCTACTCAGGCCGCCCTGGCCTATGGCAAGACTGGATTAACTTTCAGGCGCAAGCAGCCAGGGGTCGGCGCGAAGCGGCTCTCGAGGAGACCAGGAAAAAGGCCCGAAGAAACGCGATGCTTTATCACGCTTTTGAATGGGCGCTGGGCATCCTGTGTGCGGTTATCCTTTCAGGGTTCATCCTGGTTGGCGCTTACTTTTACATAAAGAACAGGGGGGTGTGATGGCAGAACAAATCATGGACACCATCCTGCGCTGGAAGCTTATTCCAAGAATTATGATGCTGATGTTTTCAGTATCAGCATGGCGCGTTGTTGAGTGGTTCATGACGCTGCCAGATCCAACCACCCAGCAGTCGGCATTGGTCAGCGTTGTCACAGGCGCGGCCACAGGATGCTTCGCTGTGTGGGTAAACTCAGAGCAAAGGAAATGAAATGCTGAACCTATTGATTGGCCCAGTGACTGAGCTTCTTGGCAAGGTCATACCAGACAAAGCAGAGGCTGCCAGGCTGGCGCATGAAATCAGCACAATGGCAGAAAAGCAGGCGCACGAAATCGCGTTGGCTCAGATCGAGGTAAACAAAGCCGAGGCCGCATCAGGGTCGATCTTCAAAGGGGGGTGGCGTCCCTTTATTGGCTGGGTGTGTGGCACAGCGTTTGCCTATCACTTCGTGATCCAGCCCCTGCTGATCTTCATTGTTGCGATGACTGGGGTCGAGATCCCAGAGCTGCCATCGTTTGACATGGCAAGCTTGATGACCGTCCTGGGCGGCCTGCTTGGCCTTGGATCGCTTCGCACGTTTGAGAAGTACAAGGGCGTAACAAAATGATCGATCTTGACAACATGAAAACCTACATCGGTGTCATTACGGCATCGGTAGGCCTTGTTGTTGGCGGATACCAGGCAGCGGACAAGTTCGGATTGATACAAAGGCAGATCCTGGAATGGTCGCCAGAACACTTCTCTGTTTCTGATGGCCCAGCGCATGGCATGTTTGCGGTGACTGTTGCTAGGCGCAAGCTGAGAGATGATTGCGAAGTGACATCATTCAGGGTTCAGGTTAGGGATGCAGACAATTTTGTGCATCCTGCTACGTCATCGGCATCAACATTTTCTGGCCCAGCCACCGACACAGTAGACACTTTTGCATACAGGATCAGCATTGACGCAGATCATCACGGGCGCGTTGTGCCAGGTGAGGCAACATTGCTGGCTCTGATCAAATACCAATGCCCAGAAGGCGAGGTTCTTGTGCAATACCCTGACCACCAGAACCTGAGATTTAACATTGAGGAGCATCAAGGATGAGCAAGTTCAAACTATCAAAACGCAGCCTGGGAAGGCTCGAGGGCGTAGACGCAGATCTAGTGGCCGTTGTGAAGCGCGCCATCGAAATCACCACCGTTGATTTTGGGGTGACCGAGGGCATGCGTAGCATCGAGACCCAGCGCAAATATGTGGCCGCTGGCAAAAGCCAGACCATGAACAGCAAACACCTGACAGGCGATGCCGTAGACCTGATGGCTTACATTGGCTCTACTGTGTCCTGGGAGCTAAACCTGTACGATGACATCGCTGATGCCATGAAGCAGGCAGCGACCGAGCTGGGGGTGCCGCTGCTATGGGGTGCCGCCTGGAACGTGCCAGACATCACAAAGTGGGAAGGCACGATGAACGAGGCGATGTGCCATTACATCGATGAGCGCCGCGCCCAGGGCCGCAAACCATTTATTGATGGCCCTCATTATCAGAAGGCATGAGTTCTCCCTCGCGTGAGGTTTTTTACTTTTTCCCTCACGCAACTTGGCCCTGGCAGATCCTCCCTCCGCCAGGGCCGTTTTTTACTTCCAGGATGGGCCGCAGGCGATCTCGACAATGATCGGGGCTGGCCGCCCATTAATCTTGCGTTGACCCCATATCGGGATCGCGCGCAGTCCGCTGGTTTCACACTCCTTCACAGCATCGATGGTCTCAGACCTGGAGATCGCGTAGACCTCTTTTTCCAGGATCATCTTTTGCTCTGGGGTTGATGGGCCGCTCGCGCAGCCCGCCAGAAATGTGCAAATCAAAAAAGCTGTCAGCATTTTCATACCTCCTCCCCCTTTTCCCAGGCCTCAACATCTTTAAGTTCATACCTGACAGCAGAGCTTTGTGCGTTTCCGAGCTTGATCCATCTCGGCCCAATGCCCTCCATCCGCCATCTACGCAGCGTTCCAGGATGGACTTTGAGCCGAGCGGCCAGCTCATTCGGTGTGAGCAGGCTCATCGATGATCTCCCCTGTTAAATCGCCCTGGGCGTCCGCTGGTGCCTCTTCGGCCTCTTCCTGGGGCGCTACGCCCATCGAACGCTTTAAGCGGCTTAGTGGCTCTTTCTGGGCCTCTGGCGCTGGTGTCACATTGATCGGTGCTTGGCGGCGCTGCTGGAAATCATATTGATCGTTGTCGTTATCGAACATCTGATCAACATCGGCGCTTGATGGTAGGCGCTTGGCCATGCGGCGGATGACCGTCTTCTTGGCCATCTCATCCCACCAATCAACCCAGGGGCCAAACTTGCCAGCGCGGCTGGAAGATCGAACCTTCTCGACATCCGACACGCTCATCACCTCGCGATAGATCGCGCCGTCCTTGGTCTTCGCCACGGCATACACAGCGATTGGCTCGCCGCGGTCACCGCCCAGGAACGGCTTGTGCGTGATCTTCTCTTCGTCTCCCAGCTCATACTCGAACAGGTCTGCGCTGTACGCGACCTGGGCGCTGATGCTGGCCAGCTCGCCGCTGTTGCGGATCTTCTTTAGCACGCCGCCAATCATCGGCATGTATTGAACCTGCGGCCCGTTTTTGCTGCGGAAGATTACCAGGGCAGCCTCGCGGCCATCAGGTAGCAGACCATCCTGGGCAGCTTTCATGCATGACCCGAGCAGGCTGCGGCGATCGGCTTGCAAAAGCTCTGGCTGCATCTGCACCGCGGTCAGCGTGGTGCGAATAAACTTCTCCACGTTGATCTGCGGTGGCAGCGCCGCCTGAAACTCAGGCGACATTTTGGTGAGGGTGCCACGCATGGCTTCCATTGGGGTGATTTCGTTGGCCATGATTTAGGCTCCTTTCTTTGCGGTGAAACGGAAATTGCGGAAGCCTTTGCGGCCACCAATGTATGTGCCAACCATGTCAGCTGTGACCAGGGTGCCTTCGCTTGGCTTGGTCATGCCGCATGAGATGGTGCCTTTCTGCGACAGCACCTTGCTGGCCTCGCCTACGCGCTCCAGGATCTGGGCCTTGTACCCATCTTTGATCTTGGAGAGGTCTGCAACCTCGCGGCTGACAAATGCGTACTGGGTGATCAGATCTTCCAGGGCAGCATCAGCCTCGGCCACCAGGCCTTCGACAGCAGTGCCGCGCATCTTTTTGATGATGTATTCAGCATCGTTGACGTAGTCAGGTGACGGCGGCGTGTTGGCATCGACCATCGCCCAGAAGGCTGCGACCTTGGCGCGGATGTCAGCGCCGATCTCGCGGTTGCGCTCGCGGTAGACGATCTTCTGCGTGTTGCCACCGACCAGGGCTACCAGGCAGCACCAGTCAATGTCGGCCACTTCCATCTGATGCTGGATCTGCATCTCAATGTGTTCTGGCGCTTCGATGTTGCCTTCGCCGTCATCGAGCCAGTTCCGAGAATACTGGATGCCGTCCACGTTCTTGATCTCGAGGATGCCGACACCGCTGCGCTCGGGGGCTTTGGTGATCTTGTAATCGAACGAGCTGCCCATGCGAGCATCAACGTCACGCATGTAGACATCCATCTTCTCGACTTCCCAGCTCATTGTCTCGGCTGCGCCCAGCGCAATGGCGTCCTCGAGGCGCTTGCCCCAGGTCATGCGTTCGTTCTCTTCGATGCGGACAATCTCCTGGTCGCGCTTCTGGTGGAACAATTCGAATTCCGACAAGTACGGAGAGAGACCGTATAACGCAGACACTTCGGTGCTGGTTACGTCCTGGGTGCGCTGCTGCAGCCAAGCTTCTTTGTCGGTGACTGGTGTGGTGATGATGTTTTTCATAGTGGCAACTCCTGTTGTGCTTTCTTGATGAGGGTGTAGACGGCAACGGACTTCTGGTTTGGAAGCTCTTTGCGGTCTGTCTGGATTTCATGGCCGAGCTGCTTGAGATCCCAGATGCGAGATGTCAGGCGGAAACAGCCATAAAGCTTGAGAGCATCGAGCGGCGTGAGCGGCCCGATCTTTTCAAGGTGGTGAAGGATCTGATCGCACTGTGTCATATCGACACCCGCAACAGATCTTCTTCGTCATGCTTGCTGAACAATGTGATCTCAGTGCGCTGACCATCATCGTGGGTGATGGTGATTGAACGTACATCGTAGGAATAGCTCTCTGTGCTATTAGAACGAACGTCACTGACTTCGACTTTGGTAACGCGGTGGAACGATAGGTCTACTGACATGTTTAAGCTCCTTGGCTTGTTGAACATGTTGAGATCATATCAACGATATTCGTATTGCACAAGCTTTTTTTGTAACGCGCTGCAACACGCTGTAACGCCAGGCAAAACAACGCTTTCGAAGGTGTTGATGTTTTGATACCATTGATGAATGAACAACACACACATCACCCCTGTTGAAATCGCCATCGCCGAATTCGGTGGAGTGCGTGCGCTCGCAAGGGCGTTGAACCGAGATCCAGCTGCCGTCTCTCGATGGAAAAAGTCTGGAACAGTCCCGACCAACGTGCAGAAAAACCTGCTCGAAACAGCCTGGGAGCGTGGCATCAAGATGACCGCGCATGACCTGGTATTCGGTCGATGATTGAATTCACATTACCCTGGCCCCTGGCACAGCTATCCCCAAATGCTCGACTGCATTGGGCCAAAGTTGCCAGAGCCAAAAAGCAATATCGCAAAGCATGCTGGGCCACCTGTCTCGAACAGCTGCCTGGTCAAAGCTTGTCGCCTGCAGGTGATCATTCTGGGCTAACGCTCAAGCTCACCTTCGTTCCGCCTGATCGGCGCTCTTACGACAGGGACAATCTGATGGCCAGGATGAAGTCTGGGATCGATGGCATGTGTGATGCGATAAAGATAGATGACAAGGCGTTTCATACTGTCATCTCAACCGTTGCCGCCGACCAAATCGGTGGCTTTGTCAAAGTGACCATCACAGGAGAATAGAATGGCCAAGAAACTATATGACCTCGCCGTCAAAACAGGCGAATACAAAAACCAAAGCGGAGAGATGAAAGGCCGCTGGCAGAACGTGGGTGCCTGCATGCAAAGCGATGATGGCAGCAAGTTCCTCATGCTTGCAAAATGGTTCAACCCAGCTGGTATCCAGGATCTTAGCGGCAAGGGTGGCGAGAGCATTCTGCTTTCGATGTTCCCGCCACGCGACCCGAACCAGCAGCAAGGGCAGCAGCAAAGCCAAGGCGGCGGTCAAAGCCAGGGGCAAAGCCAAAGCCAAGGTGGCGGCGGATCTATCGATGATGATATTCCGTTTTAACTAGGACACTTGACAGTCACTACTGCCTAAGATTATGATCGAGGTTCTATCAATACGAGGAGCCTCGATCATGCTTACAGCAAGAAAACTTGCCGCAGCCGAAGGGAAGACCCGATACCAGGGGAAAGCCTGCAAGGTGTGCGGATGCACTGAACGCTACGTCAGCAACAACAACTGCTTTGAATGCTCCAAGAAGCATGCCAAGGCATACGATCAACGCATCAGAGCCACGCTGCAGTCCCTCAAAAAAGTGAGGTCGTGATGCATTACTTCCCATTTCACATTGGCGATTACAGGTCATCGACAGCTCATCTGAGCAACGATGAAGACCTGGCGTATCGCAGGCTGATCGAGATGTATTACGACACCGAGCAGCCAATCCCGAATGATACCCAACGGGTTGCCAGGCGCATCCGTGTTTCTGAGGCTGTGGTCAAGGTTGTCCTCGAGGACTTCTTCACGGCAACAGATGACGGCTGGCGGCATGAGCGGTGCGATGAAGAGATCGTGAAGTACAACGCGATGGCCGAGAGAAACCGCAGGAATGGACAGCGTGGTGGTAGACCTAGAAACCCAGCGGGTATCCAGGCGGAACCGACTGGAAAGGCAACCAAGAACCAAGAACCAAGAACCAAGAACCAGGAACCAAAGAAAGATAAGGCGCTGCCGCGCCCTGAAAGTGTTTCGGAACAGGTCTGGAATGATTTTGTCTCTCAGCGCAAGAAGCTTAAAGCCGACATCACAGCGACAGGGCTGGCCGGTATATCCAGGGAAGCGGCAAAGGCAGGCTGGACGCTTGAGGCCGCGTTGACCGAATGCACGGTCAGGGGCTGGAGGGGCTTCAAGGCAGACTGGGTCAACCAACCTGGTCGGCAGCACAAAGATTTCGACAACATCAACTACGGAGAAGGAGTGCAGGAGATATGAAAACTCTCAGCGATTTGATCCCCGAACACCAGAAGACCGAGACCAGGTCTTGTGATGATCACGGGGAATACACCTCAACCAATTTCCTGGGCGCGCATTGGTCTGGATGCCCACAGTGCAATGAGATTGAAAAGCTCGCGCGTGAGGCGGCAGAGAAGGCCGAGGCAGAGCGTGAAGCGGCAGAGCGGGCAGCTCGCACCTGGCGCATCAGGGTTGGGTCTGCAGCCATCCCAGAGCGGTTCCAGGACAGAACCTTGGACAGCTACATCGCCACCAATCCTGGGCAAGAAAAAGCCCTGGCGTTCTCGAAAGATTACGCGGCGCAGTTTGATGAGATCCGCAAGGTCGGTCGCTGCGCTATCTTTGTCGGCAAACCAGGCACCGGCAAAACGCACCTGGCAGTCGGCATTGCCCTGCACATCATGAAGGATCAGCGCACCGTGCTGTTCACCACAGTGCAGCGTGCGATCAGATCGATCAAAGACACCTGGGCGAAGGGATCTGACACCAGCGAGAGCCAGGCGATCGCGCACCTGGCAGCGCCAGATCTGTTGATCCTGGATGAGGTCGGCGTTCAGTTTGGCAGCGACTTCGAAAAGCAGATCCTGTTCGATGTGCTGAACGAGCGGTACGAAAAGCGCAAGCCATGCATCCTGCTTTCCAACATCCCGCCAAGCGAGCTGTCAGGCTACCTGGGAGAGCGTGTTGCAGATCGTCTGCGTGAAGACGGGGGAAAGCTCATTGCCTTCGATTGGGAAAGCCACAGGAGGAAAGTCTGATGAAAAACGTAAAGATCGCGCTGGGCCTGATGGCTTTTATTGTGCTGCTGGGGATTGTCGGCCGCATGGATTACGAGGATGAAATGCGGGAGCAGGTTGCCTATTGCGAAATGCGCCAGCTCTATGAAAACGATGCTGACAGGGGTGTGCCTCACAATCAGCGCGCAGGATGGCCAGCGTTCAAGCCAGAGATCGAGCATCAGTGCGGTTGGTAATCGTGTGAGGGGGACGGTGAAAAATGTTAGCGCATTTGGCAGCGGTGTCCATCCAGGGAACGCGACCATGAAACCGCGTTATGAATGTCCCCCCTCACTCGGTCTTGATTAACGAAAGGAAAAAGCGATGGCAACAGAGGAAGAATATCGAGAGCTTGATTTGCAGCTGGGCGCTGCGCTGGCGGAGATCGCTGCGCTCAAAGCTTCCCAGGCTGTTTGCCCAGTGGCGGAAGCCGTCAGGGAAAAGATCAAAGGTCGGGCCAGGGTAGGCCACGACAAGTACGGCGTGACCATGATGCGCTCGGATCTGGATCTTCAGGACTGGCTGCGCCTGGCGCAAGAAGAGGTGATGGACTTGGCCGTCTACCTGGAACGAATTCAAATCATGCTCAAGGAGGGCAAGTAATGTTCTGCAAGGTTTTCAAAAACAAACGATACACACAGATCGTGGTCATGCGCCGCCAGGACAAAGAAGGCGGGCCAGAGGTGCGCCTGTACTTCGAGCCAGAAGGCATGGGCGTATGCGAATTCGGCATCGGTTTTAGAGACGATGAACCTGGCGATGCAGCTGGACGCCTGGACAAGGCATTTCAAAACCTGAACGGGAACGAAGCTGTCGAGCTGATTGATGGCTACATGAAGCACATGCAGACGAGGTCACATTGAAATGTTCAAATCAAAAATGCGATCGGGAAAAATCAATCCGCTTGGTGGATGGCGAAGCCGTCTGCAATTACTGTCCAGCGCATGCGCTCGAATGCGAAGCGAGGCATCTGTTAGGTTACTCCTTATCCAAACGGAGATTAGCGTTAGACGCAAGATTGCGGCACAGGAAAGAAAAAGGCGTGCAGCAGCTCAAAGATGTGATGATGGAGGTTTGGAATGCCAGGAAAAGATGACTGCCTCCCGTGCCAGGGACATTGCAAGACAGGCGCGATCTGCCTTAATCGAAAGATGGCGCAAAGGATCTTGAATTCAATCCAAGAAGATCGCGGCCATAATTGGACTGATGAGCAAATAATCTGGGCGCTAATGGTGACGGGCGACTTGCCTGTTGCCGATTAGTCAATGTTGATATAAGATCATTCATATCTGTAACTTTAATAATGAAAGGCGTCTGCTATGGGATATGGCAAAAAAGGCGGTAAACCCCCAAAGAAGTAATGGCGAGGGTGAGGCGCGTGATCGTTGCAGTCAATGAACAAGGCAAAAGGATCGGAGCTTCGCACCACAATGCGAAGTATTCGGACGAGCTTGTCGATCAGATCAGAGATATGCATGAGGATGACGGCATAGGCTATAGACGCCTTGCCGAAATCTTTGGCCTGCCAAAAGCAACCATACAGAAGATATGCACATATGAGCGAAGAGCGCAAACCCCCGACCGATACAAAACCATCCGCAAAGAAGAAACCGATGAAAAAGACAGGTAGACCCCCAGAACAGGTCGATCCAGAAATCATCGAGGAGATCTGCGCCTGGGTCGCTGATGGTCAAACGCTGCGCTCATTCTGCAGGCAGGAAGGCAAGCCAGCATGGCGTACTGTCTACAACTGGCTGACCAAAGATGAAGAGTTTCAGGCACGCTTCGCACACGCGCGCGAGATCGGCCAGGACGCGATCGCCGAAGACACCCTTGAGATCATCGATGAGTTCCCGATGTCTACGGGTGGTGAAAGCCCCAGGCTCGACAGCACGCATGTGCAGTACAACAAGAACAGGGTCGAGCAGCGCATGAAGCTGTTGGCCAAGTGGAACCCCAAGAAGTACGGCGATCGTGTCGGCGTTGACCACCAGGGCGGCGTCAGTCTCCAGGTGGTGACAGGCGTCCCACAGAGCGAGGACGAATGAAGGTAGCAGCACAGCCAGTTCGCCTGGATTACCAGCCAAGGGCTTGGCAGCAGCAATGCCACAAGCAGCGTAAGCGTTTCAGCGTCTTTGCCCTACACCGCCGAGCTGGCAAGACAGAGCTGGCCATCATGGAGCTGATCGATAAAGCGATGCAGTTCCGAAAAGATCTTGGTTTTTTTGTTTATGTCGCACCGTTTCTCAAGCAGGCCAAGGCCATCGCCTGGTCGCGCTTAAAGCAAAAGCTCGAGCCTCTCAGGATCTCTGGCGCGATCGAGATTAACGAGGGCGACCTCCAGGTAACCTTCAAGCACAACGGTGCAATCATTCGCCTGTTTGGTGGCGACAACCCTGACGCCATGCGAGGCCTTCGCATTGACGGCGCTGTCATCGATGAGGTGGCGCAGATTAAGCCCGAGGTCTGGATGGACATCTTGCAGCCTGCTCTGTCTGACCGCCTGGGCTGGGCCATGTTCATCGGCACGCCCGCGGGCATCAACCTGTTCTCTGAGCTGTACTACCGCGCCAACGAGCAAAGCGATTGGCATGGCGCTCGATACACCGTGTACGACACCCAAGCCATTGACCCGAGGGAGGTTGAACGCCTCAAGCGGGACATGGCCGAGACATCGTTTGCCAGGGAATACTTGTGCGATTTCACGGCAGCTGGTGATGATCAGCTGATCTCGCTGCACGATGCAGAAGAGGCGGCCAGGAAGGTCTACACGCCAGGCGACATGGATCACGCGCCCAGGATTATCGGCATCGACCCAGCCAGGTTTGGTGATGACCGCAGCGTGGTGTTCAAGCGCCAGGGTCTGCAGGCATTTGATCCCCTGGTTTACCGCGGCCTGGACAACATGGAGCTGGCCGCCAGGATCGCAAACACCATCGAGCAGTGGAAACCTGACGCTGTGTTCTGTGACGCTGGGGCTGGCGCTGGTGTGATCGATCGCCTCCGGCAGCTCGAGTACGATGTCATGGAAGTGCCGTTCGGCGGCAAAGCCAACAACCCGCAGCTCAACATTAATCGCCGCACCGAGATGTGGTGGGAGATGAAAGAATGGATCGAGCAAGGCGGGGCGATACCCAATGACGCAGCCCTGAAGCAGGAGCTGGCCACGCCCATTTATTGGTTCGACAGCGCAGGCCGCCGTGTCCTAGAACCAAAAGACCAAATCAAGAAACGACTGCAGGGTGCTGGCAGCCCTGACCTGGCTGATGCCCTGGCGCTGACGTTCGCATACCCAGTGCGAAAGAAGCTGCCACAAGACATCTATGTCAAAGCCCAAAATAGAGGATCTCAAGAACATGACCCATACCGAAGCCTCTGAGGTATCCGTATCGGAACATCCAAGCGATACAGTAAGCTCAACAATGGTCTATCCGTGCATGCTTGGCAGCATGATCGATGACCCAGCCTTTGATGGCCTGGTCGCCGAGTATGCAGAAGAATGCAAGATGCGCGGGATGCCAGAGCCTGAATGGGCGCGAGAGATGTATGAGGGCATGGAGCAGATGGGCATTGTCCAGTGCTTGGTTCTCAGGGATCTCGAGTTCAGGATGGTGGGGTTCTCGGTGTTGTTTTGCACCGTGGTTCCTCATTACAGCAAATTGGTGGTGACAACCGAAAGCTTGTTTGTCACCAAAGAACACAGGAAGGGCGGCGGCGGCATGAAGTTGATCAGAGCCATCGAGGGCCACGCAAAGCAAATCGGAGCGGTCGGTCTATTACTGAGCGCCCCAGAAGGCGGAAGCCTGGCGCAAGTGGCACCGAAGATCGGTTACACCCATGCCAGCAACGTATTTTTTAAGGGGCTTACATGAGTGATCTAACCTCTCAAGCGGACATGATTAAATCGATGAGCGTTGCCGCCATCGAGCGTGTTCGTGCGCTTGAAGAGATCACCGGCCAAATGGAGCAAGCCGACATTGAGACCTGGCATGTGCTGCACGGCGGCATGTACTCACGGACAATTGAGATCCCTGCTGGCGTTGTGTTGACGGGCGCACTGGTTAAGGTGCCGACAGTTCTGGTTGTGAATGGCGATGTATCAGTGTTTGCCAATGACCAGGAAGTCAGGATCACAGGCCATGCGGTAATCCCCGCCAGCGCCAACAGGAAACAAGCATTCATCGCTCACGAAAACACATGGCTGACAATGACGTTCAAAACGGATGCCAGCTGCGTGCTTGACGCAGAGAATGAATTCACCGAGGAAGCCGACCGCCTGATGTCCAGGCATGAAATGGCAACCAACCATATCAACATCACAGGAGAATAGACATGTCAGGAGCAGTCACAGCAGCAGTGGTCGGCGGCGCAGCATACGCAGCAACCGCAGGCACAGCATTAGCGATTGGCGCAGGCACCGCAGCCGCAATCGGCATTGGCGCGGGCGCTATGAAAAACCAATACGACCAGGGCAAAGCAGCACAGAAATCTGCACAGCAAGGTTTGCAAATGCAGCAGCAGGCGCAAGCGGAAAGCGTCAAGCAGGCGGAAGCCCAAGCGGCAGTCTCTCAGCAAGCCGTGAACCGCGCGAACAGGGCAACACCTGATACCGCGGCGATCATGAGCGAAGCTGGCCAGGCAGCCAAAAGTGGCGGTTCAGGCACAATGCTGACAGGCCCAATGGGTGTTGACCCTAACCAGCTCGCACTGGGCAAAAATACTCTATTGGGGGGATAACCCATGAGCCAGTACCCTAGCGATGCATCAGCATCTAAGAAATCGCCACCACGCGATAAACTGTTTACGCGCTGGGGGCATCTGAAGTCAGAGCGTGCCACATGGTGGTCGCATTGGCAGGAAGTAACGACCTATCTCCTCCCTAGAAACGGTCGTTACTTCCAACAGGATCGAAACAAGGGCCACCGCCGCCACAACAACATCTACGACAACACTGGCACCCGCGCACTGCGGACGCTTGGTGCTGGCATGATGGCTGGCGCGACAAGCCCTGCCCGTCCCTGGTTTCGCCTCGGCACGGGTGATCCCGATCTGAACAACTACTACCCAGTCAAGCTATGGCTGGACGATGTGACCACACGGATGCAGCTGGTGTTTCAGAGATCCAACACATACCGCACACTGCACGGCATCTATGAAGAGCTGGGCGCGTTTGGCACAAGCGCATCGATCATCCTGCCCGACTTCAAGAACGTCATCCACCATTACCCATCGACCATCGGTGAGTATGCGATCGCGACAAACTACCAAGGCCGCGTTGACACTTTGTTCCGTGAATTCGAGAAAACGGTCGGAGAGCTTGTGCGCGAGTTCGGATACAAGAATTGCTCGACCTCGGTGCAGAACATGTTTGACCGCGGCAACCTGGATCAATGGGTGCCAATCATCCATGCGATCGAGCCGCGTGATGTGCGCGAACGAGACATGGCCAAGAAGGACGCGAAAAACATGGCGTTCAAGTCATGCTATTTCGAAGTGGGTGGCGATCATGAAACCTACCTGCGTGAAAGTGGCTTCGAAGATTTTCCTGCCGTTGTGCCGCGTTGGAACGTAATCGGTGGTGACATCTATGGCAACAGCCCTGGCATGGAGGCGCTGGGCGATGTGAAACAGCTGCAACATGAGCAGCTCCGCAAGGCACAAGCGATCGACTACCAGACCAAGCCACCGCTCCAGGTTCCTGCCAACATGAAAAACCGTGACATTGAGACGCTGCCTGGCGGCATCTCATTTGTTGACGGCCAGGGCCAGGGCATCAAGACCGCCTTCCAGGTGGATCTCAACTTGCAGCACCTGCTGATGGACATCCAGGACTGCCGTGGGCGCGTCAATGGCGCGTTCTATGCTGACCTGTTCCTGATGCTGGCAAACGCCACAGACACGCGCATGACCGCGACAGAAGTGGCAGAGCGGCACGAAGAGAAGCTCTTGATGCTCGGCCCAGTGCTGGAGCGTTTGCACAATGAGCTGCTTGACCCGCTGATCGACATCACGTTCGGTCACATGCTGCGCGCAGGATTGATCCCGCCAGCACCGCCAGAGCTTCAGGGTATGGATCTCAATGTTGAGTTTGTCTCGATGTTGGCCCAGGCCCAGCGCGCGATTGGCACAAATGGCGTTGACCGTTACATCGGCAACCTGGGTGTGGTCGCTCAAATGAAGCCAGAGGTTCTGGACAAGTTCGATTCTGACCGCTGGGCAGATCACTATGCTGACATGCTTGGTGTTGATCCCCGTATGATCGTGGCATCTGACCAGGTGGCAATGGTTCGCCAGAAGCGAGCAGAAGCCCAGGCGGCCCAAGCTCAGATGCAGATGCTGCAGCAGGCAGGCGGCGTGGCCAAAGACCTTGGCAGCGCACCAACTGGACGCGACAGCAACATGCTCACCGACATGATGAACCAGTTTAGTGGATACAACTCACCTTCGCCGCTTGATGTGGCCAACAAATAAAGGAGCCTGGCAATGATTAACATGAAGAAAACCGAAGAGATGCCCGAAGAGTATGAGGGCATGGATGAGCCATCGTACCCTTATGGCTTGTGCATCACCCTGGACGCGGAGCAGCTCGACAAGCTTGGCATCAACACGCTGCCCAAGGTCGGGTCTGAGATGATGATCAAGGCCAAGGCCTACGTCAAATCGACCAGCGCATATGAGACCCAGGGCGGCAAAGACATGTCTGTCCAGCTGCAGATCACTGACCTGGATCTTTCGGGCCTCGATCGCCAGCGTGACCAGGCTGACGCCATGTACGGCGACAACGGTGGCAGCAAGGGTGAGACCAGCCGCATCAACAACCTATCGACAATGTTGTACGGTGGCAGCTGATGGCAGTCCGAGCGCCACACTATCACTCGATGACAGAGCTTGGGCAGTCTGAGGCTTTCGAGCTTCAGATTTCCCGAGGCCTGGTTGGTGGCCATTCGGCGCTCAACATCTTTGGGTTCAATGAAACTGTCGGCTTAGACTTCACGGCGCTGTGGGAAGTGGCTGGGCAGTATGTCTACCCGACCACAGCTGTAAACATGACGGTGACATCGGTTGTGGGCGACAACGGCAAGACGCTGCAAATCATTGGCCTGGATGCAAACTGGAACGTGCTGGTTGAAAATGTTGTCCTCAACAGCGCAACACCGCCGACCACATCAGGTCAGTTCTTGCGGATCAACACCATCATCATGAGCGGTTCGACCAACACTGGCATTGTTACTGTTGGCGTTGGGGCCACCGTGTACGCCAGGATCAGGGCTGGTGACGGCAAGAACCAGGCAAGCATCTACAGCGTTCCAGCTGGGCATTCGTTCTACCTGATGCGTATCGATGCATTCTCGGCAACAGTGGTGAACGACAGCAAATATCTGACGTTCAGGAACCAGGTGACCAGGAATGGCGGCACGCTTAACGTGGCGCAGACCACATTCGCCAACACAATGCAGATCCTGCGTCAGATCCCGTTTAAGTATTCTGAGAAGTCAGACATCCAGATGCAGTGCAAATCATCCAGTCAGACAAACGAAGCTGGTGTTTTTGCAGAGGGAATATTGATCAAGGACACAATCGAATGAGCTTGTACGAAAACATTCATAAAAAGCGCGCCAGGATAAAAGCTGGATCTGGCGAGAAGATGCGGAAACCTGGCAGCGAAGGCGCTCCAACTGACAAGGCGTTTAAGAAAGCCGCAAAGACAACAACGGATGAGAAGGCCCGCAAGCTTTACCCATCGATGAAGTCGTAGGGTATCCGTATCGAAACCAAGTGTGGATAAATTAACAACATGAAAGAACATGACCCACTCGACCTCCGCAGTCAGGAACGTCAAAAAGAAGAACGCGAAGTTCGCGATCGGATTGACCGAGAGAATGAAGAGGCCGACATCAAGTGGCTTATGAGCAGCAAGAGGGGGCGGCGCATTATGTGGCGTCTTCTGGATCAGGCAGGAGTGTTTAAGCTTTCGTTCAACACCAACGCGATGACAATGGCATTCGCAGAAGGCAACAGAAACTATGGTTTACGCGCCCTATCCCTTATCCACGCTCTCTGCCCAGAGCTTTACCCAACGATGACCAAGGAGAATACAAATGACAGAAATGCTGATGACGGAAGCCACACAAACCAATAGCGCGGAAGCATCGCAAGCCCCAACTGAAGCCACTCAGGACGGTGCGCCGTCTTATGGTGGTGACCAGGAGGGGAACCCGCAGCAACAAGCTTCGGATGCACAGAACCAGGAAGCCCAAGGCGAGGCCGCTCCTGGTGAGACCAAAGGCGAAGAGGGCGAAAGCGTTCTCGGCGCTCCTGAAAGCTATGAATTCGCGAAGAGCGAAGAGTACCAGGTGGATAGCCAGGTCATCGATGCTTTCAAGGACGCAGCCAAAGATCTCAATCTGTCAAATGAAGCTGCTCAAAAGCTGGTTGACAAAATGGCACCTCAAATTGCCCAACGTCAAATCGAGCAGATCCAAGCCGTGCAGCAAGAATGGGCTGCAACTGCCAAGGCTGACCAGGAATTCGGTGGCGAAAAGCTTGCCGAAAATCTGTCAGTAGCAAAGAAGGCGTTGGATACGTTCGGTACTCCAGAATTGAGCGCGTTGCTCAATCAGTCTGGCCTGGGAAATCACCCCGAAGTAATTCGGCTGATGTATCGGGCTGGCAAGGCAATCAGTGCTGACAGCTATGTCGGCCCGTCTCAAGGATCTGGCGCTGCAAAGAGCCAACCAAAGGACATGGCAGGCTTCGCCTCCGCACTGTACTCTAATCAGCAATCCAATTAAGGAGCTAAAAAATGGCTACTCTCAGCAACTCTAACTTGACCCTCGCCGACTGGGCGAAACGAAGCGACCCCGATGGGCGCGTCCCGATCATCGCCGAATTGCTTTCGCAATCGAACGAGATCCTTGAAGACTGTGTGTTCAAAGAAGGCAACCTGCCTACTGGTGAGCGCGTGGTCGTTCGTACTGGTTTGCCGTCTGTCTACTGGCGTGCGCTCAACCAAGGTATTCCGTCCAGCAAATCGACCACTGCACAGGTGGACGAAGCTTGCGGTATCCTGGAAGCTCGCTCGGAAGTGGATAAAGACTTGGCCATGCTGAACGGCAACACCGCTCAGTTCCGCCTGTCTGAAGACACCGCTTTCTTGGAAGCAATGAACCAGACCCAAGCCGACACTTTGTTTTACGGCAACCCTGCAACTGACCCCAAGACGTTCCTTGGCCTGGCCTCTCGCTACAGCGATTTGGGCGCGGCAAACGCAACGAACATCTTGGACGCTGGCGGCACAGGTTCCGACAACACTTCGATCTTCCTGGTCGTATGGGGTGACAACACTGTCTACTGCCCATTCCCCAAAGGTTCGAAGGCTGGCCTGATCCACGAAGATCTCGGTGAGCAAACTGTCTACAACGGTGACGGCACCCGTCTCCAGGCGTATGCAACTCGCTACCAGTGGAAGAACGGCTTGGTCGTAAAAGACTGGCGCTATGTTGTCCGCATCGCAAACATCGATGTGTCCGACCTGGTCGCTCAGACTGGCACCCAGGCAGCATCTGCTGCAACCGCGATCATCAAGCTGATGTCTCGCGCCTTGTATCGCATCCCCAACATGGCAATGGGCCGTGCAGCGTTCTACATGAACCGCACCGTTCACTCTGGTCTGTCTGTGGCTGCAATGGACAAGTCGCAGTACGTCTTGAAGGTCAACGAAGGCCTCGGCCAGTTCGGCATGCCGTACAGCTGGTTGTCTTTCCAGGGTGTTCCGCTTCGCCGCGTGGACAGCATCATCAACGCCGAAGCCCGTGTGGTTTAAGCGGTCAACCCAACTAAAGGAGATCAACCATGATTACCGATAAACTGCTCCGAGTGAGCGAAGACCAGGCAGTCACTACTACTGCCGTTTCAACCAACACCATCGATCTGGGCGTTGCCCGTGACATGGGCGAAGGTAAAGAGCTGTTCATGAATTTCGCGGTCACCACTGCTTTTGCAGGCGGCACATCCTTGAAGTTCGAGATCATCTCTTCTGCTGCAGCAAACCTTGCATCCCCCACTGTCATTGGCAGCTCGGATGCGGTCGTTACTGCAGACCTGGTTGCTGGCAAGAACGTGGCTGTGGCTATCAACCCGCAGATCGCTTCTAACGGCCAGCAATACCTTGGCGCACGCTACACTGTTGTCGGCACCATGTCGGCTGGCAAGGTAACTGCTGATGTGGTTGAAACTGTGCAAGACGGCAAGAAGTTCTACGCTTCTGGCTTCACTGTAGTTTAAGGAGACTGAAAGATGGCTTATTACCGCGCGCTCACAAAATGCTACGTTGGCAATACCTTGCGTCTTGCTGACGAAGAATTCGAGTACAACGGGCCAGAGAATACCAATCTTGAATTGATCTCTGGTGGCGAAGCAGAAGCAGAGGAAGCCCCAAAGCCAAAGCGTGCTGCCAAACCGAAAGCGGAATAAGCCGTCTCTCTGACCTAAAGCCGCAACATGGGGGGGCCGCTGGGAAACCGTGGTCTCCCCTTTTTTTCGATAGGAGAGCTTGATGGCTACTGAAGTTGATATTTGTAACCTGGCGCTGGGCCATCTGGGTGATAGCGCAACTATCGCCAGCCTCAAGCCGCCAGAAGGATCTGCCCAGGCAGAACACGCAGCACGGTTCTACCCGATCTCACGGGACACCCTGCTTGAAGGCCACTCATGGAATTTTGCCACGCGCCGCTCAACGCCGCCGATGGTGACCAACCCTATTTCGCAATGGCAATATGCCTATGCACTGCCCAACGACTGCATGGACGTTGTGGCCGTAATCGACCCAGCATCTGAAAACGACTATGTGACCAGGGCATCTGCGTCTGACAACCCAGGCTGGCAGGGCAACTATGCACCGAGCGTTTCAGCTGGTCTCTATGTGCCGCAACCGTTTACGATCGAGACCGATGCAAACGGATCTCAGATCCTGTTTACAAACGTGGCTAATGCTTTGCTGCGCTACCAGGCGTATGTGACCGACACCAGCCAGTTCAGCGCGCTGTTTACGTTGACCCTATCATGGCACCTGGCATCGATGCTGGCAGGCCCAGTGATCAAAGGTGACGCTGGCCAAGCCGAAGGAAAACGCTGCGCCCAGATGATGGCCGCATTCCTGCAGCAAGCAAAGAACAGTGACCTGGCCAACAGAAAAATCAATCTTGAACACATCGTTCCTTGGACGGCTGGGAGATAAATAGATGCCCAATACTCGCGTTCTCAATCGATCATTTGGTGGCGGCGAGCTGTCGCCGGAAATGTACGGGCGCATCGATGACAGCAAATATCAATCAGGTGCTGCCGTCATGCGAAACTTCATCGCATCGCCACAGGGGCCAGCAGAAAACCGTGCAGGCTTTGCGTTGGTTCGCGAGGTAAAGGACAGCACCAAAAAGACCAGGGTAATTTCGTTTACGTTCTCGACAGTGCAGACAATGGTCATCGAGGTCGGCGAGGGATACTTCAGGTTTCACACACAAGGCCAAACCCTGATCATAGGCACAGCAACTGCCTGGAACAGCGGCACGGCATACCAAGTCGGCGACCTGGTTTCGTTAAGCGGCTCCAATTACTACTGCACAGCCGACAACACAAACCAGACGCCACCCAATGCAAGCTATTGGTATTTGATACCGAGCCAAGCATACGAGGTGCCTCACCCCTACCTTGAGGACGAGCTGTTCGACATTAAGTTCGTTCAGTCTGCAGATGTTCTGACCCTGGTACACCCGAACCACAAACCCAGAGAGCTGAGACGCTTGGGGGCAACAAAGTGGGTTGTCACTGAAATCAACTTTGGGACGCCGATTTCTGCGCCCACTGGGGCGTCTGCAAGCAGATACATACCGGCGTCTGCAAGCATAAACACAGACACCTATGAAACCATGAGGTATCAGGTCACCGCGGTATCAACGGACTTGATCAATGAAAGCGGCGTGTCAAACACCGCAAGTGTTGACAACAACATTTTCGTCAGCGGTGCAAAAAACACGATTACCTGGAACGCTGTCACAGGCGCGTCTCGGTACAACGTCTACAAATACCAAGGCGGCGTGTACGGCTACATTGGCAGCTCAACCACGACATCAATCGAAGACAACAACATTGCCCCCGACTTCAGCAAGACGCCTCCGATCTTTGATAACGATTTTGTGAGTGCAGGCAATTACCCTGGCGCTGTGTCCTACTTTGAGCAGCGGCGCTGTTTTGCTGGCACGACAAACGAACCACAAAAGATTTGGATGACCAAGTCAGGCACCGAAAGCAACATGAGCTACAGCCTGCCTGTTCAAGATGACAACCGCATCGAGTTCAAGGTGGCGGCCCGTGAGGCAAACACCATTCGCCACATCGTGCCATTGACCGAGCTGTTGCTGTTGACTGGATCTGCCGAGTGGCGGGTGACCTCGGTCAACTCTGATGCCATCACGCCAACATCGATCTCGGTTCGCCCGCAGTCCTATGTTGGGGCCAGCAACGTGCAGCCTGCGATCATCAACAACTCGATGGTCTATGCCGCTGCCCGAGGTGGCCATGTGCGGGAGCTGGGTTACAACTGGCAATCCAATGGGTTTGCAACAAACGATCTTTCGCTGCGAGCGGCGCACTTGTTTGACAACAAAGCCATCACCGACATGGCTTTCTCAAAAGCTCCAATACCGATCGTGTGGATGACCTCAACGGACGGCAGGCTGCTGGGCCTTACATACGTCCCAGAGCAGCAGGTTGGTGCCTGGCATAGGCACGACACAGACGGCACGTTTGAAAGCGTTGCTGTGGTTGCAGAGGGCAGCGAAGACATTCTGTACGCAGTCATCAAGCGACACATCAATGGATCTGACGTTCGATTTATTGAGCGCCTGCAGTCCAGACAATTTGACCTGCCGGAAGACGCATTCTTTGTGGATTGCGGTTCAACATATGACGGCAACAACACTACATCTGAAACGATGACCGTGACCGGCGGCACGCTTTGGGATAGCTCAGAAAACCTGACGATCACATCAAGCCAGGCAATATTCAACGCGCCGCCGTCTACTAGCGACAAGGACGATGTTGTTGTCTTGGCTGATGCGGACGGAAACAAATACCGCTGCAAGATCCTGACGACCACATCGACAACTGTTGCTACGGTACAGGTTGACAACACACTTCCTGTTTCATTGCGGGGTGTGGCGACAACCTCATGGGCTATGGCGCGCAACGAGATCAGTGGCCTGGGCTACCTGGAAGGCAAGACGGTCAACATCTTGGCCACAGGCGCGGTGCATCCGCAGCGCGTGGTCACGGGTGGCAAAATCACTCTCGATCGAGCAGCTGCCAAAATCCACATTGGCCTGCCCATCCAGGCTGACCTGCAGACATTGCCGCTTGCGATCAACATCGAGGCGTATGGCCAGGGTCGATACAAAAACATCAACCATGTTTGGCTGCGTGTGTTCCAGTCATCGGGCATCTTTGTTGGGCCAGATCCAGACAACCTGGTCGAGGCCAAGCAGCGAACAAACGAGCCGTATGGTTCCGCTCCAGCTCTGAAATCCGAAGACATCAAAATCATGCTCACGCCATCCTGGCAGGACGAAGGCCAGATCTATGTCAGACAAAGCGATCCTCTGCCTTTGACCATCGTTGGCTTGACCATCGAAGTCGCCATTGGCGGTTAAATTAACTGGTATCCGTAAGGAATTCTTGCGGGTATATTCTTAACATAGAGAATTCGTGGAGGTTTGATCAACATGACGATGCAAGCAGCACCAACACCGCCAACATTGTTTGGTATGGATATGCAAACTGTTGGCCAGATCGGCATGGTTGGCCAGGTATTTGGCGGGCTTTCGTCCGCGATCGGCGCTTATTTCGGCGCTAAATCAGCCCAGCTCGAGCTTCAATCAAAAGCGTCCAACCTGGATTACCAGGCCAAAATGGCCAAGATCAATGCGCGCATGTCAGAGATGCAGGCGCAGCAGATCATGCGCGCTGGGCAGTTTGCTCAGATGACGCAGACCATGAAGGCAGGCCAGCAGATGGGCAGCTATCGCGCATCATTGGCAGCCCGCGGTGGCCAGGCCGGTGAGGGAAGCACGCAGGAGGTCATGGCCTCGGCGGTGCTGATGAAAGACCTGGACAGGATGACCCTAAACTCCAACACCGTGCGCGCAGCAGAAGCAGAGCGCATGAAAAAGGTTGGGTATCAAAACCAGTCTACGCTGTTGGGCGTAAGCGCAGCCAACGCAATGGCATCAGCAGGCACGATCAGCCCACTCTCGGCGACCACTACCTCATTGCTTGGAAGCACAACAAGTGTGGCCAACTCCTGGTACAACATGAACAGACAATACGCAGGAGCTTAATCAATGGCGACCGTCCCTATTCAAACGACACCAAGCGTTCAGCTGTCCGCACAAGGGCCAGGTCAGGTTCAAGCAGGGCCAGATGTACAAGCTGTAAAAAACTTTGCACCAGAGCAGATCCAGCAAGCTGGTGCGGCCATGACCAAAGCTGGCAACATGATCGCGACCATCCAGACAAAGCTTCAGGATGAGTACAACGATGCCCGTGCAAAGCAGCTCTACAACAACTATTCGCGTGAGGTTCAAGCTCTTGAGCTGGACTTCTCGCAACGCCAGGGCGCTAACGCTTTGGGCGGAAACTTCGATGGAACAGTCAGTCGATTGGATGAGCTGCGTCAGCAATACATAGCAGAAGCAGATAACGATCGCATCGGCATGATGTTTGACCAGCGCGCGCAGGTTTTGATGACCAGCACTGCAGGGTCTATGACCAGGCACTCGATTTCCCAGGGTCGGCAGTACGCGATCGCAGAAGGTCGCGCGGAGGTGGCCAACAACATCGAGTTCGCTGCGCGTCATTGGAACGATTACACAGACCCAGAAGGAAGCTTCAACACATTCACCGCGGCAGCCATCACCCAGGTAAACCAGCTGGCTGACAACATGGGCCTGGCTGCCGACAGCCATCAGCGCGAGCAGATGGTGCGAGGCGCATACCAAGATCTTCATTCCAGTGTCGTGTTCAACATGGCCGAGGCGAACCAATTTGTGCAAGCCAGGGAATACCTGGAAGACGCATGGAACAATGGCGAGATCGGGGTTGCTGAATACCAGCGATTGGTCAATGGCCTCGAGCAGGGCGTGACCAGGGAACGGGGCATTGATTTCGGAACCAGGGTTTACGAAGGAGCCGCTGCCCAAAGCGTTGAGAACACTGGCACGTTTGAGCAGGCATCGGGCATGATCCTGATGCTTGAAGGCGGCTATGTGGCTGATGACGCAGGCGCTGGGCCTACCAAGTACGGCATCAACGGCAGGGCCAATGGGCTGACAGATGACCAGGTTGCAAACCTCACTCAGGCAGAAGCTCTTGAGATCTATCGTTCTAGATACTGGAACCCGATGAATATGGATAGCATCCCCGTAAATGCTCGCATGACAGTTTTTGATGCAGCAGTAAATCAGGGGGTACCCACAGCTCAAAGGTTGGTCAGAGAGGCAACGGTTGATGGCCTCTTTTATGTTGATACGTTCAATAGGCTTCGTGCAGAGCGGTACGCAGAAACGCTCAATAGTAGTCGCTTTGCCGCAATGCCAGAAGAAGAGCGAGACATGTACAGGCGCTCATGGGAAAACCGCATGGCGCAAGTTGCTGCTGGATCACCGATCGGCATCGATCGCGAAGACGGCCTGCCGAACCTGAACCAGATGGTCACCTATATTCGCAACACGATCGAAGATCCTGCCGAGCAGGATGTGGCTATTGCCCAGGTTACTCAGACCCGCCAAGAGCAGGCATTAGCGCTCGCGCAGGAATATCGCAACGATCTACTGCAAGCGCAAGACATTGCATTCGCGCGTGTTGGTGGGTGGCAGGATATTAGCGAAGAGCTTCTTGGCCGTATCAAGCCTGAAGACATGGCAAGGTTGCGTGAAGGGCCAAACCGCGGCGATGACCCGAACACATACCTGATGCTGCTGCAAAACCCAGGCGAAATCCGAATGGGTACACCAGAGAACCCTGGCCTTGAGCAATATCGCATGATGCTTTCTGAGCCGACATACCGATCGTTTGTGGCGCAAGCAATGCAGCCAGATCCTGCTCGAACCATCCGTGCGGCCACAGCAGACAACGACATGCTCAATGCCACATTGCTGCGTGTCGCTGGCCAGCCAGATCCGTCAGGTGTTGGCCAGTCAGATCTGGCCAGGTTGATCAGTCCAGGAAACGATGACGCTCGCCAAGATCTTATCCGTTTGACGGAAACATGGAGGTCTCGCATTGATACCCGACAGCAAGAGCTTGATAGGTCGCTGACCAGGACTGAAAAGCAGCAGCTGCTGGACAACATTTTGCTGGATCGCGTTTACCAGGACGATACGTTTGGATCGACATACACCCGCTTGTTTGAGCTTGGTGCTGATGACCTCGCTGATGCATACGTTGTTGTGCCTGGCGCGGGCGGAAGATCTGAGCAGCTGCTTGTGGCCAACATTCCCGCAACCCAGACAGCACTGATTACTGATGCATATCGCCGAGCAAACAACGGCAGATACCCAACAACACAAGAAATTGCCCAGCTCTGGGTAGCAGGCGGGAGACAGCGTTAATGGCCGATACAAGCAATCCTTATGACAACCTGCTAAATCTTGCGCCAAGCAACGACACTACGCCAGGCATTGGCGGAACGCCGTCAGTAAACCCATATGACGATATTGTTGGACAGCAAAACAGACTTCAAGAAGAGCAGCTCAACCTTGTTCTGCGTGAGGCGGCAACGATTGACCCAGTCAACCAGGCGGAGGTGCAGCGCATCTCACGCGAGACCGGCATCCCGCAAGACCTGGTCGGTCGCAATCAAGAAGAGATCCTGCGTGAATGGGGCGCTCGCCGCGCCAGGACTGCAGAGATTGCCCGCAACAACCCGATCGTGGCGCAGCAGCTGTCAGACCGAGAGTTCGCATCGATTGCCTGGGATGACATCCCAAACCTGACCAACACTGAAGCCCTGGTCAATTTTTTCCGTGAGCTTCCAGAAGATGCTGCAGCGGGTTACCGCCGCGGCGTCAACACAAACGAGATGGGCTACATCGGCCATCGCGCCCAGATCGGCACGGCCACTGAAGAGGACATGACCCGCTTCCGTGAGCTGCAAGAGATAGATCGCGAGACAGGTCGCCTTGGGTTCATTGGTAACACGACAACCATCCTGGGGCAGATGCTCGACAGCCAGGTCGATCCTGTCATCACAGGTGCTTACACTGGCATCGGGTATGCTGGTGCTGTAGCGGTTGCTGGTCAATTAGGCCCGCAGGTTGCCGTCCCCGAAGAAATTGTCACCGTGCCAGCTGGTTTCGGAACAGGTTTCTACGCTGGCTACATGGCCAAGAACACCGAGCAGGCATACCGCATCGAAGCTGGCCATTCCTACATGGACATGATCGAGGCGGGCGTTGACCGCAGTGTCGCGCAATACGCTTCGACTGGTGTTGGTTTAACCAACGCAGCCCTCAACTTTCTTGGCCTGTCGATGGTGGCCAGCCCCGTAAAGCAGGCGCTTACCAGGGCAATGACAGAGCGTGTCGCAGCAAACCTAACTCGCCCAGGCATGCGGGCCGCGATGACTGCGTTTGGTGTCAATTACACGCGAGCGGTGGTGGGCGAAACCACAACAGAAGTCGCCCAGGAATTGGTGACGCTGTTCGGCACAGAGGTCGCAAAGTCATTTGCTGATGGCGAGTTTGAGTATTTATTGGATACGCCGGAAGGCCGCCAGCAGATTGCCGACACCGTGGTCGAAACCATGCGCGTTGTTGGCCAGGGTATGTCGGTATTGGCGCTGCCAGGCGCAAGCTTTAACTTGACGATGGACATCCGCGCGGCACGACAGGCCAAACGCGACCAGCAGTTCATCCAGGATCTTGGTTTCCTAGCAGATCAGAGCCAGGTGCAATCACGCAACCCCGATGCATACCAGCAGTTCATCCAGGCCCAGACAAACGGCACGCCTGTCGAAAACATCTACATCGATGGCGTGCAGCTCGAGGCCGTATTGCGTCAGCAGGGCATCACCCCAGAACAGTTTGACGAAGTAGTTCCTGGGGGCGCAGAGCAGCTCCTGGAGGCCGTTGCGACTGGCGGTGACGTAATCATCCCGACAGGCACATACGCGGCCAAGCTGGCCGGCACAAACGCTGGCGCGGCAATGACCGAGCATCTTCGCGTTAGCGTGGACGGCATGAGCGCCAAAGAAGCGATCGAGTTCCAGGGCAAGCAGCAGGAAATGATGGCCGAGGCCAAGGCAACCCTCGAGCAGAACATGGAGACCAACAAGGAATTCAATGCCCAGGCTGCCGCTGTTCGCAAAACAATCGTGGATATGGTCAAGCAGACTGGCCAGTACAGCGAGAAGGTCGCCGCCACCTATGGTGATTTCGTGCGCGATTTCGTGGTGGTCAACGCTGCCAAGCTGAATATGTCGCCAGCTGATTTCTACGACCGATACATGTACAAGATCACTGGTCAGATGCAGGGCCAGCAAGCCATGCAGGATCAAGACATCCTGGCATCAGAAGGTTTTGTGAACCAGGCAACCAATGAGGTCATCCCGACCAGCAAGCCGTTCCAGGACTGGTTTGGTGCGTCAACCTTGGTTGATGAGCAAGGTGCGCCAAAGGTCGTGTATCACGGCACCGCGGACAGCATCGATGCATTTGACCTGGATCATCCAAACCGCAAAGACAGCGGGTGGCTTGGCACTGGTGTTTATCTGACCGACAGCGCGCTTATGGGCGGCATGTACGCCAATCAGAAGGCCCGCTCGATGTCACCCAAGGGTCAGCAGGTTATGCCGCTCTATGCGCGCCTGGAGAACCCGTACTATGCCACCGCCGAAGAGAAGCAGCAGATCCGCCAGGGTGGACGCCAGGCGGCTGATGAATTTACCGCCCGTCTAAAAGAGATGGGTCATGACGGTGTAATCCTGCAGGTCGCGCCTGACGCCCAAGAGATTGTCGTATTCGAACCGTCTGCAGTCAAATCCGTATTCAATGACGGCACCTGGTCGCGCGAAAGTTCGCAGATCCTTTCCCAGGGAACGATGGAAGCAATCGAGCAGGCAGCAGAGGTTGGCATCAGCGAAGGCGCTGGGCAGTCCATGTTCTACCAGGGCAAGTCTGTGCCACAGCGCACGGTCAAAGCGTACAAGTTGTTCCGCATCGACCCCAAGCAGCCAGGCAAATTGTTCCCGCTGTTCGTTAATGCCAACGATCCTGTCGTTATGGGCGACTGGGTTGACGCTGAGATCGGCCCGCTGGGTAAAGGCGGCAAGGTCAAATCCAAGATTGGAGACCTTGCGTTCCGCCCAGGCTGGCATGCAGGTGACCTGCCGATCGCAACACACATCGGCAGTAAGTCTCAGGCTGGCCTGACAGCACCAGACAGCCGCCCAGCCAATCAGGTGTGGGCAGAGGTCGAGTTCCCTGCAGATGTGGATTGGCAGACAGAAGCCAACAATCGCGCCCAGCGCAACAAGGCTGGCGCTGTTATCTCGCGCACCGCGCACATCACTGACCAGCTGCCAGAGGGCGGCCACTACCGCTACAAAACAAACCCGAACATGACTGGCGAATGGCTGATCGGTGGGGCCATGAAGGTCAACCGTGTGCTGTCTGACGCCGAGGTTCTCGAGATCAACACCGAAGCTGGTGTGATGGATCTTCCGCGCCTCGAGCCTCGCGCCGATGAGGGCATGTTCTTTCAGCGTGCATCCGCTCAAAAGCCTGGCAAAGAGATCCCTGCCAACATCGAGACCTTGGCCAACGTAGAAGAGAATTTCGACTTCGCTGGATCTCAGCAGTTTGCGACAAACCGAGAGTTCAAGCTCGCCATCCAAAAGCGCATCAACGATGCAGCCAAGGCAGCCCGCGTTGATCTCGGTGATTTCACCGTGGGTGTCGAGAAATACCTGGTGCGCGTGACCCTGGCAGATGCCCTGGTCGCACTCCGTACAAACCCTAATGCTGTTGGCTGGTACAACGAGAAGGTCACCAAGGCGCTGCGCCTGTTGTCCCTGATCCACCCAGAGCTGGCCACTGACCAGGAGGCGAAGTTCGCATTCACCTGGGCGCTGGCAGCCACATCGAACGGCTTG